TGGGTTTGCCAGAATGGCGCGATCTGACTTTGTGTTGTCGATTGCAACCTTGCCCTTTGCTATTGCCTCATCAACCTCTGCATCTGTACGGGTCTTTCCGCGAGTGCGCTCATACACTTCGACCATTCCCGCTTCATCACCAAGGCCAATTCTTGTCTGCGCAAGGGTTTCATTGGTGGCGTTGGTAGCATCCTGCAATCTTTCAGTTCCAATCTTCGCAATGTTTGACTTAGCCTTTTCGATGCCAAACCCAGCATCCATCAAAAGCTCGTCACGCAGGTCTGGACGAGAGGTGTACTCATCGGATGACAAAATCTTGTTAACCTGCTCCTGAAGGTTGTAGCCCTCTGGGTCATCCTTTGCGCCCATCTTATCAAAATCTTTTCTTGTTGAGGCGGAGTCGCGGTACTGTGTCATCAGAACACCAATCTCCCCCTCAGCCTTATCACGAAGTCTTGTGCGTTGTGCCTCTTCGCGCCTAGCCTCAAGAGCGTTGCGGGTCTTCATCACATCCGTAGCCAGCCCAGTGACCTGACTAGCCAATTGCCCAACCGCTCGCCATTCCTGACCAGCACTGCCAACGTCACCGCGAACCGCGCCCGTCTCAGAACTTGTTCCAACCTGTCTATTGTATTTAGGTAGTTTCATTATTTATTCGTCCTCATCGTCGCCGCCAAACTGCGACCCAAGCTGATACCCCTGTATTCCGCCCTGAATCCCTGCGCTAATCCATTTCAGAGAGCTTGCCGCCTGCTTGCCTTGATAGCGAGACATAGCCGCCTCACTTGCTCCGCGAATACCAGCAATGTCCTGCTGACGCTGAAGCTCAAGCTGATCGAGTTGCATCTGCTCGCTTTGTTCTGCTAGGGCTAATAAGTCGGTTCCTTCCTGCAAGCCGCCACGCATACCAACGGAAACTCTTTGTTTTGCCTTCATGGCTCGCTGGCCCTTAGCAAGTTGACGCGACTCAGCCTCGATGGCCTGTTGACGAGCAAGAGCTTCGTTCTCTGCAATCTTTGCATTGTAGTCTGCCATTGCTTTTTGAGCCTTGCCCGATTCATATTGTGTGTATGCCGCAGTCGCTCCCGACACAACAGTAACTCCTACCGCTATCCAAGACATAATCTCTCCAGTGCCTCAATCTGTTTGGCATTAAGCCCCTCGTCGTCGTAGGACGGGGCAATAATTTCCTCTTCAATCTCTTCAAGGTTCTGCTTGTCTGTCACATGAACTGTGATCCATACACAGTCTGTGTGCGTATAGACGGCCCTCTTTGTTCCGGCTGGGCTGATCATATAGCATGGGGCTTCAATATTCTCAAGTCCTCCAGATTCTGTCAGAACAGCAACCTTGCCCTTCATCAGGAAGTTTGGGTGAGAGTGGCGATGGATCTTTCCAGTTAGCAACATGCCAGCAGGAATAAATATTTCTCGCACATAACACCCATCTGCGAACGAATGCGTCAGCGGACAAATCTCTGCGTCCCCGAATATAGCATCAGGACACTTAGTCAAGTGCCCCTCGATCTTGGCAATCGTTTGCCGTGTATCTAAATTTGTCGCAAGCTCATTTCCAGTTGTTATCACATCAACCATTATCCACCCTCCACTTCAACCCATACCGCCATGCTTAAAACACTTAAAGGGTAGGGCAGGTTCTGTGATATTTCAATTACCTTCTCTCTTTTCCACCCGTTCGCAATGAAGAGGCGGTGCTCTCCGGTCTCCACGGCGATTGGTGATCCAGCCGTATCAGACGTGGTGCGCGCAATTAATGGAGCCTTGCGCTTGTTCTCTGGCCCAATCTGCGCACCCTTCGTCTTGTAAACCTTGAACGAGCACTTGCTCACAGCCTTCTTCCTGCTATTGCTCAAGCGGTCGCCAAGCTGTGGCTCAAGTGGCATTGGCTGAAGAATCGACTCATACGGACACCCGATAATAATCTCAGTAGCCCATTCATCAAAGCTCGCAACCCCAGACGCTACCGTGGTAGTTTCAATAAACGACCCGTCCCCAACAACTTGCACTCCCATGCCATCGAGATGGGACAACCCAGACACACTATTCGTGACTTGCGCAAACGTGCCACCACTCGTCCAGTCACCATAACTCGTTCCATCCACATAAACCGACCCATCCTCGCTCTTCAAAGTGAATGTGGAGGCCGTAGCATCTGCGACAGTGTAAACCATTTCGTTGAGCTCGGTCATGCCGCCAACGTCAAGGAAGCGCACGATAAAGCCATCAGAAAGCCCGTGAGCGGCTTTTGTTACCTCAATCTTATTCACTACCTTGCTAATACCTGTGAGGCCCTGAGACGCTATCAGGGACGTTTTAATGCCACCATCTACATACCATTCCAAATCTGCACGAGGCTCGAACACCTCAATGTTGTACTCGCCGTTTCTCAAGACACAGACAAACACTTCATCCTCGCCTTCTGTCGAGGGTAGCGCACAGCCGCTGATAAAGTCCCCATCCGTTGTAATGCGCCCCCATCCTACGACCTCTTGAGGGCGCTCATATGTAAGTGCGGCAATATCGCCGTCGGCCTTAATCCCATGAATGATTTGGTCGGGTTGCTTTTGCAAAAAATTCTCAACAATACCACTTTCGGTAATTTGCTCAGAAAGAATTGTTAGGTCATTTGAGCGGAAGTTCTCTTCTTCCCAGTTGTAAATCATTTCGCGTAACTTGCGCCCATTCTTCTGAACATACACAACAACGTCATTTGTACGTACGGCCTGAATGTAGTCAGCCCCATACTCGCTCTGGCTTGGAGTGCTAATGGTATCAACATTAATATTCTCGCGGTCGTCCACGCTCTGAATAGTCATCGCCCCTCCAGCCGTGCCAAGGAAGATTTGCTTCTTCGATGCCATCCATTCGGCAGGCTCTGGTGATTCTGGTACACGACGGATAGAGGAGTCAGCCAATGTCCCTTGCAAGAAGTTGAAATAATCCCCACTAACTGATGCATAAATTGTGGCAGGCTCGTAATCAGTACCACAGAACCATAAGCGGTCTTCGTGGAACAAAACAGTTCGTGGGTGGCCTCGATAATCAGAGAACGCACCCTCAGTCCAGAACTTGGTTGCATCCGTTGAGGCAAGCGTGTTTATAACGTCTGCCGTTACGGACGTTGCAGACGAATATGCAGTAACCTTAGCCAGCCCCTCGATATACGGAGACTCTGCATACAGGTTGTATTCCAAGGTTCCGATCGATCTTGTAAAATATATACGGAGCAATGTGTTCTTATCTTCTGGCATCTCGGAGTTAGCCTGAAAGTTACGGGCAGTTACTCCTGTAGTGTCGCCTACGATAGCAAGCTTATCCCAAGTAGAGCCACCATCCGTACTCTTCTGCAACTCAACAAGGCCATTCCATGTCCCACCAGTTGTCAACTTCCAGTCTGAAAAAGATAGGTCGATGCTAGCCCCAGCACCCGTGGAGCCAAGGCTACCCGTAATGCTCTGCTGTGCCGCCGTGCGCTCGTGCCGTATGCGCCAATAAGAGCCAACATGATCAGATACAAATGTATCCGCACTTGCCGTCAATGTAACAGAACCCGTTGTGCCAGAGGGAGTTATGGTAACATCCGTATCATTCTCTTCCAGCATCGGCGGATATTCCCACTCAAGCTCCTCGAAGGTGAAGGTTGGCGATATGGTCGTGCGACTGAGCTTCTGCACTGGGTCTACGCCATTGACCAAAAACAGCAGATCGTAGCGTTGTGCATATTGCAAATCGCGGACATTATCTACGGAGTAGGGCGTAACTACGTCTGAGGCGACTGTGCCGTCCTTATCGTAGAACCGTGCATACTGCTCGCCAAATTCAACAGCATAGCTCTGGGCGGCTGAAAAAGAAAACGGAACCAATCTAGCTTTGGAGTTATTCTTGGTCTGCGCAATATAGCGCGTCCCCGTTCTACGCTCAACCCCGCCTTGCGGCAGTGCATAGAAGTTCTCCAAACGGCGACACCCATTGCGATAGACGTCAAGGTCTGTCCGTCCGTTCATCTTCTCGGACAGCTCCCCCGTATTAAAGCCAGATAGGTAGTTGATTGCCATTACACAAGCGTCTCCAAAACGTCTTTAATATCAAAATACTTGCACTTCTTGCCGATAAGCCTGATTCCGCCAAGTGCTTGCTCAACCGTGACGCCATCCTTCATCAGCGTCTTCATAACTTCTTGGGATTTAGCCATCACTGCTTTCATGTCGGCAACAGGATTAACCTCTTCAGCTACTTGTTCTTCTTTAGCCTTCCAGTTAATAACTGTTCCAGCTCGACCATCAACAAATGAGTCCGTCTCAGCAACCTCTTCAATCTCATCGCATGATTCAGGCATCGTCTGATTCCAGTGCGTAAGACCCGTGCGCTCTTTTGCTTCTGTAATTGTAATGCCCTCTTGCTCTGCCCATTCTTTCAGGTTCATATTTTCCTCCTAGTATGTATATTTTCTAGCTGTAACCCATTGGCTCTCAGGGAGCTGTACTTCCATGTTCTCAAAGGTATCAATCGCTCGTGCTTGTGGCAAGACGATATTATTAAGCTCGTTTGTGATGCGAGTAGCTACGTCATTGCTTTGCTGTAGTGGAACCGCAAGCTTTATAGCCAAATTGCAAATTAGAGCCTGTGTCGCGAGCGCATCCAAATCTCCGACGTTCTGAGGCCGGGCAATGTACCGAATATAAATCTGATCGTAGTCGCAGAGAATTTTTCCATCTTCCAGAACCCATTCAATATCATCAACCCAGTAGTCGGGGTTATCTGTAGCGCGAATGAGGCGAACAAAATCATTTGGCAACTGAAACGCATTGGTGTAACCAAAGACTGGATCGGCTGTCAACTTAACTGGAATGTCGCGCTTCGTGCAACTGTTCCATTGGTAGAGGCGTAACACCTCATCTAATGCTTGGTCAAAGAATACGTTGCATAACAGCGCACCTTCTACCGTCCCCTCTTCGCTATTAACGTCCGTATCAAGTGATTCAATTACGTCAGCTCCGACCTTAAGGAGTGCTTGGTTGCATACATCAATCTTACTTAGTCCCATGACATTCTCCAAAAAGGCGGGGGCTTACAGGCAACGGGAGGAAAAAGAACGTTGCCATGCCCCAGATTCACTTAGATGTAGAAGATTACACCTTTAACGAGTTTAGCCGCCGAAACTGTTCCAGCGTCAGGTGACAGCCAGATAGTTTCGGTAACTGCAACGGGTGCAACCATTGCGTCAACTTGATTCCCGCTAATATCCAAACCAGTTGCGATCTCTGCGCCACCAGAAGTGGTTCCAAGGTCGATGTCGGTGAATCCCGAGCCAGCATCATTGATTGCGTAACCAACAACACTTGAGCCGTTAGGCAACTGAACCAGTTCTACAACATCAGATGTAGTTTCCGTGGTAGTAGTCCAGTTGAACTCTGCGGTTTTGACATGAGCGAGGTTCTGATACTTTTCCCCTGCTGATGCTTCTTTTGCTGTAACTTCTGCGCTTTTAAACGTAGCCATAATACTCTCCTTTAAAATTGGGGCCGTAGCCCCGATTGGTTATAACTTATGCAGGTGAACGGTCACACAGGATCGGAATAACTTTTTCGTCTTCCATGCGAACTGCACCAGAGCGAAGGCAGGAGTAAGCGTACCAGTTGAAACGCTTATCGCCGCGACGCTCGATGTCTGTGGACAAGTCAGGATTAGTTGCCTGACGAACCGCACTCTTCACCCATGCGAAACAACCAACAACGTCGGTGCTGTCGACATCTACAGGCAGATCGGAGGCGTTCCAGCTCAGCTGATAAGCTGTACCCGCTGTATTTACATACGGAATCTGGTTGGAGAATACGAACTCAAAGCCCATGAAGCTGGTCACTTCACCATGAACCAATGCGCGAATCGTGTTATAGTCAGCAGAAGTGACCGCTTCGGAAGCCAAAAGCTCCATCTGCTCCTGCGGACCCATTGCAACGTACGCCTTGTTCATCGGATCATCAAGATCGACGTTGTTCTCAAGCAGAAGCTGACGAGCGGCACGGAGCTTGGCTACATTCATTCCTGTTGCGCCTGTAGAACCAACGCTAGATGCAACGGCGTTGTTGACAAAGTCCAGCTCGTTAGCTGTTGCTCCGCCTTTGCCGCTGTATGCTGTACCAAGAGTACCTTTGAAGAACTCAATTGTCTTCTTGCGGTTAAGAGCAGATGCCATACGCTGAGTGTATTCCGCTTCGGGATCAACCAGCATCTGAACTTTATCAAAACGGTCGAGCATCAAACCAACGTCGTACGGTGTCGCAATTACACGACGGCGAGCGTGGGTGATGTCGTTTTCAGGTGAGTCACCATAACGGTCAATCACTTCCTGTGCGAACACAGAGCCGAGCTGATCGTAGTATTTCTCCTCACCAGTGATGGAATCAGTGAGGCATTTACCCTCAAACTGTCCACCCTTCAATTCCAAAAGCATATCCAGCGTTGAGCCGTATTGCTTTACAAATGCGGTACTAATATTTTGCGAGGCCATTTTTATCTCCTTGTAGTTGGACTCCTAACTAAACAAACGAGCAACGTCATGCTACTCCCTATATTCGGCTGGGTTGTCCTCTAAGGAGGGGCCATTCCTACCGTTTTGAGTCTGGCTAAGACCTCAGAGATATTCGAGGGGGCTCCAAGCTTCTGAAGGTTGCCCCTCCTCTCTGAAAATATTAATGAGACAAAATCTCAATAGAGTCAAGAACTGTTATAAGTTATCTCCAAGTTTTACCTGAAGATCGTTAAATCTCTGCTTAACATGCGCTGGAGGATGCTCTCCGCGCTTCATATATTCCATAACTTCGCTACGAGCTTCGCTGAGTTGGTCTTGAAGTCCAGTCATTGTGTTGGTCATGTGATGTCCAATTTCTGGATCGTCGCCCAAATCGCTAGCAATCTTGCCCAGCGGAATAGCAATTGCTGGGTCGGACAGAATGCCTGACGCTTTTAGAGCTTCAATATCTGCACCCTTCTGAGAAAGCAGAGCATGAACAGCCCCCTCAATTGCAGGACGACTATCTCCCCACTCTTTGTCTAGCGCGGCTTTGTTGTCTTCCGCTTGTTTAGACGAAATCTCAGTAACGCCATTGATATCGGTTGCTGTTTTATCCAAATACCACTCAACCAACCCGCTTGCCTTCTCTGCACTAAGCCCGAGCTCGAATGCTTGCTCTTTAAATCCATCCACCATCGTCTGGTAGTACGGCGTATTCTCTTCGCCAACCAAATCGGTAAACTCTTTATTCAGCGAGAAGTCATAGCCTTCAATGCTTTCTGGTCGACCCAACTTGCCGTAGAACTCGGCCCACTCTTCAGGTGTTGCGTCCTCTTTTGGGATGTCACCCTTGCGTCCGTTGTAGCTCTGAAGCTCCGTGATGTACTTGGCAAATTCGTCGGCATCCTTGCCCTTGAGTCGTTCCCAGAGTTTGTTACTTTTCAGCTCTTCATTCGAGATAGAATCAACGAACTTGTCTGAGAAGGCAAGCTCCTCTGATGACGTAACCACCTCAGCAGTAGTTGTCCCTTCGCTTTCAACGGCATCTGTCGCCACTGCTTCAGTATTCTCTTCCACTACTTCATTGTTTTCTTCACTCATACCTCTTCCTCCTCAAGGTTAATCGGCTTCATGTTCAACTGCTTCTTGATGTTTCTGATAATGCTTCTACGGCTTTCAATTACTGCCGCGATGATTGGGTCATTTGTTTCGCTCTCGTCTTCCCATCGGCACATTCCAAGCAGGTGCTTCATAACTGTGCGAGCGTCTTGACTCTCTGCGTCAAAAACCTCGTTGTAGGCTTGCCTAATAACCTCGGCATCCTGAGAGCCTTCCCATCGGTACGTAACACTATCTATAATATCCACGGTTCCTCCTCCGTTTCTTATGCCATTTGCTCCATTATTTCTGCTGTCGGGCTACCCTCTTCGGGTTTCTTATTCCCTTTGCTTGCCGCTTCAGCCGCTAGAGCCGTCATTTGAGCCTGTCGATCTTGTGCTTCCTGCTGTTTTCTGATTGCGCGAACCTGCTCAACATCCTCTTTGGAATTGCTGATACGATTCGGAGCCATGCCAACTTCAAGTGCTAGTCGCGCAAACTCATCCTGATTAATCAAGTCCCAAACCTCTGGCTTCACCTGACCGACCATTCCAATCTGCTCCAAGGCATTCATCGAGCCAAACATCTCAATTTGCTTAGTGGCCAAGCTCGCCTTGCCAACTAGCTCAAAATCAATATCGGCCTCAGACAGCTCAGGAATCTGAAGCTCTTCGAATCGACCGCTACGAAGCAGAAGCATAAACGCTCTCTGCAACACGGGCTTCACAAACTCTCGCTCAATGCGATTGACGGCTGGGTTCAGGAACTGCAACGACAAGTCAATGCGCTGACCACTCTCGAACGCTGTCATGTTCTGCTTGTCGTGCAACGGATTGAACAACGGAACATAGAATGCATCCAGAATTTCCTGCTCTTTGCGCTGAATCATCTCATCATTGACCATCGGATTATCTTGGGCAATGAGTTGCTCAGGCTTTGAGTTTGGGTTGTTCGGGTTCCAATAGATAATCGAACCCTGATCGTTGCTGATGCGACGAACGCTTCCGTCATTAGGAGCTAGCCACGGGGGGCTACTAACCCGTTCCGCTGATCGAATACGGGTCAGTTCCATGCTATTGATCATCGGTAGAGTTCTGCTCACCTCAATAGCTGGAGACCGACCGTAAATCTCGTAGTTTGTTTTATAAAAGCGCCCGACCGCATAAGGCATCTCGTCAAATCCGCTCTCCTTAACCCACTCTTTGTCTTGCTCGCAGATGTAATAGGAGGCGATAGGCTTCTTCTCTTTGTTTACGGTGCCTTTCTCGTAGTCCGATCGCGGCATGACGATGTGAACAAAGCTGAATTCGGTTCCGCCTTTCTTGTCATCGCACTGCTTTACGCGCTCTGGAGCCTCATCGCCAAACTGTTGCTTGGCCTGACGAGCCGTTAGTGTGAAGCTGCGAAAAACCGTATCAATTTCTTCACGATAATTCTGTCGAACATAGAAACTGTCGATGTAATGTGATCGAAAGTTGAGCGATCCTTCGTAAAGTTCTGTGTAAATACACGCATTACCAATATCGCCGAAGTTGCCGACGCTCTGCCCCATCTCAAGATAGAAATTTGAGGTGTTGATGTCTTCGATGAATTTGGCCGTAGCACTATTCAAGGCACGAGCGGCATTGTCATTGTTCATAACCTCACGATCTTCTGTGACAATACGAAGCCAGTTCTGTCCGCTAGGGAACATATGACTCATCATGCCAGCCGTAAACATGCGACGAGCCTTAATTCCAACGTCAATCAAACGACGCTCACTCTTTCGCTCTCCAGCAACATGCTTCTTCTGGACCGAATCGGCTTTAGGATTACACCACTCGGTTGCATCCTGCCACAAGCTCTCGAAGTTGTTGCGCTCCGAACTCTCCTTGGCATCACCGTACAGCTTGAATAGGTTTCTAGTGTCCATCATTTCAGTTGAGTCCCGCCGCCCAATGTCTGACCTCTAGTTAGCCACGCTTGCTTCGCTCCAGTGCGACGCTTGCGACTATCTTTCATAACTTGCTGTTGTCCAGCGACATCAACAGCCTCTGCTGGAGGCGGCGGCGGCGGTGGTGTCTTCGGCTTTTTAGCTTTTCCCATGAATCCTCTCCCTAAGTCGGCTTAGGTCGTAGCATTTGTAGCGATGCTCTTCACTAAACCTGATGTCTTCATCATCTCTCTCAAAAACAATCTTGTCAAAATCATAAGGGAGGCCATCAAGCAGTTGAATTAATCTATCCAACCTTCCTGAGACGAACTGTACGAACCAGCAGTCGCACATGTCAATCTCTTTATTTAGATTTTGTCCCATTAGTGAGCTTGATGAATGAGGAATCGCCATAGCAAACGCATCAGAGCCGCTATAGACAAACCCATTCTGCATATAATACTCAACCTCAGCATCAAAAAACTCTCCAAAACACCACTTGGCTTCCTCGTATGGAGTGCGCGGGGTCTCTAATCCATCTGTTTCCATGCTTCCTCCAGTTGAAGTTTGGTTAGTGTGAGGTCTTTTGTTAGGCGCAATATCTCTGCTTCTTGGCGCTTCACCTGATCCTTCAGCATATGCGCCGCCATCAGAAGCTCGTCAAACTCTCTAGCCTTCCTTTTCATGCTCATGTTCATATAACTCCTCCCAGTAAATCAAAATCACCAACGCTTTCCTCTGCCTCTCCAACACTGTCTGGAAGATCAAACCTTACCCTGCTTGGACTCAGGTAGTCAACCACAAGCCCTAGGTGGTCAGCCATGCACATTGTCCTAAAGGCATCAGCATAATGCGAGTGTTCATCATGCGCTGGCTTGAAGTTCTTCTCGTGATACAGCTCCAAATGCTGAATTAATTCAGCACATGTAGGCTCGTGAATCGAAACATCCTTCCACTTCCTCCGACAAATTTCAATCTCAGGCGCAACTCGGTCGGCCTTTGGAACCCTACGGAATTTAATACCCAACTCATCTGCGGCTGAAATCAAGTCGCCAAATAACAGCTTCTTCTTTGCATCATGCGGGGCGTAATGACCTGCGTACTCATAGCCCTTGGAGTTGAGAACCTTCGCGTAATGGTCTATCTGTCGCCCCGTTTTGGCGTAGTAGTCAATTATCTGCCACTCACCTTTCGATGTCTTAACGGCAAATATAATTACCGTCTCGTCAGCACTCTCCGTTGCGCCGCCTAAGTCCCAGAATGTATACACTCGGTTGCTCGTAGCGACGATTTCTCCAATACGACCTTCTCCGTGAGCCACATTCATCTCGTATGCGTAATAACTTCCGCTAACCTGAGACTCCGCCCTGTTCAAATATTCCTGCCGAGCCAACGTCATGCTTGTCATGCCGCTATCAATCTCGTCCTGAACATTAAAAATTCGACCACCATTGGGGCCAATCTCTCCAACTCGGCTCAACAACTCTGGATTGATTTCGTATTCGTCACTAATCCAACAATAACACTTAGTCTGTTCCGGTCTTAGCCACTGAGTAAACCATTCGTCGCTGTTCTCGTTAGCCATAAGCATTCTGTATAGCTGGTTATTCTTACCTCGAAGCGTGCCATTAGCTCTAAATGAAGCATCTGATTGGCGCAAGATTGGCGCAATAAAGCCAGTGACATCTTCTTTGTGAATAGAAAACTCTGACATCGTGTAACTTTTACCTGCACGACCCATGAACGACATGTCATCCGTTCCACCAAGCTGAATGCGTGCGCCATTATGAGGTAACACCAAGCAACTATCCTTATCCTTCTTGATCGGTGACAGCTCTTCAGGAACCATCCACTGCCAAAACTCCTTCGTAACACCGCCAACCGTAAACTGCTCATTGAAAATAATATCCTCAGCCCACTTTCTCGTAGGCAAAAGGTAATAATGAACCCCGCCATACTCAATAGCGTCCTGAACCGTCATGCTAAAGTCATGCACATCCTTGCCACCTCGGCGATGGATGGTGCGTATTTGCCGCTTAATGCCATGAGAACGAGCATACCAAGAGGCGAGGTTGTACCAAAGAGGGGTTAGGGTTGGGTAGATCATGACTCAGGCTTCGGGTGTTCACAAATTTCAATAGCTCTAGCTAAATCAGGAAACGCATCTCTAAAATCAACAGGCTCAATCGACGCATCCTTCCCACTATTAACACCAATAATCTTGTCCAGCTTATCAAGCAACTGAGGAGGAATAGAACCACCAGCCAAGCCAACATGAAGCGTCGCTCTCAACATCTTCGCCTCGTCCTCCGGTGTCATCGGATTGTCCAAGAAACTCTGAAGCATCGGATCAATCTCTGCGGCCCTAGCGGCTCTGTCCTTCTCTTCCTGCTCCAGCCTCCTTATCTCAGCCTTGTGCCACTTGCGCACATCATCCCACACGCATTCAGCCATGAAGAATAGCGTCTTGCTCTTCCCAGCAGGATTACAGCCCTTCAGTGTCTTATATATCGCGTCTTTGTTCATGCTCCCTCCTAAAACAAACCTTATGCCATACATGCCCCATGCTGTCAAGAAGGTGGGTGGGGTTGAAATATTTAAAGGGAGGATGGAGTCTAAACCCCCATAAGCCCAAGTAACTCGTCCCCGATGCACCCCCTCCCTGAGCGCCCCTATCCGAGAAAAGGGTGGGTGGGGTACCTGTCTATCCGTTTATCCGGATACATGCATGCTCGTGCTGATCGAGCCAGATACCCAAGGGGTGAGACAGGGTGAGACATTGCGTGTCCCACATTCCGGCTTGACTCAATGCGTGATCAGGAGTACACGCACGCGATTACGGCAGGATGGAGCAGGGAAGGAAGGGTAGAGGTTCGAACTCACAACACATGAACTCACTCTGCCTGTAAACTAATGCACTAAGCCAAACCCTACTCATTCAAGCGCTCTTAGCTGGTTCATGCTGGCATCTTTTCGCAGGCTCAAATTCAACCAGTAAGGTGAAAGAGTTATACCACAGGTTTTCAGTTTTCTTCTGTTTTTGGGTGTTTGTTGGCGGTTGTTGGCTGTGTAAGTTGTTCGTGTTTAACGTGTTGCGCTTGTTGGTATGGAGTATAAATAGGTGTTGACAGGGTTTTCGGAATAGGTCGCCTTGGTGGAAGTTGTTTGTATGCAGTAGTTTACGCTGTGCGTCGGTGCTCGTTTTGGTTGTGTAGCTGTC